ATTTTCCTCAAAGGGGAGGACGAAGACCCTGATTACAGGTCATGGAGTTATACCACTGCAGACAATGAACTGATCGACCCGAAAGAGATCGAGGATGCGCGCAGGACGTTATCCACGTTCGCGTTTAAGCAAGAATATCTGGCCTCTTTCGATACTTTGGGTACTGACATATTTAAGGAAGAATGGCTAAAATACGGCAAAGAGCCACAACAAGGTTCCTGGTATATATCGGTTGACCTGGCCGGTTTTGAGGCAGTTGGAGCCGGGGCCGCCAATTCAAAGAAGAGGCTTGACCTGACCGGTATTTCGGTCGTTAAGGTTGGCGAAGATGGGCGCTGGTTTGTTAAGAAAATTGAGTATGGGCGGTGGGATGTCAGGGAAACCGCCGTCAGGATATTGAAGAATATCCGGGAATTCCGCCCCCTTATGATAGGTATCGAGAAAGGGACGACGATGAATGCCGTTATGCCCTACCTGTCCGACTTGATGCGAAAGAACAACATCTTTGCCCATATCCACCCGTTGACACATGGGAACGAGAAGAAAACAGATCGTATTGTATGGGCTTTGCAAGGAATGTTCGAGCATGGTCGCGTCGTGTTGAATAATGAAGGCATGGAACATAAAGGTTCCTGGCAGCATGAGTTTATTGATGAATACCTGTTGTTTCCAACAAAGGGCGTTCACGACGATCTGATCGATTCCTTGGCTGGAGTTGCTCAAATGGCTATTACAAGCTATGCCGGAGATGATGATTCTGATGAATATGAGCCGCTGGACATAATAACAGGCGTTTGACTTTTCTGGTAGAATATGTAATGTGAGCACTTACTAACATAGTTTGAGGGGTCATTATGGCATACGAGAATACAGGGCAGGTGATTGATAGCACGGATGATATGGGTGCTAAATTCAACAAGCCCACAGAAAACGATAAAGAGCTAACTTCTTTTATTGTTGACCATACCGACCGCTGGCGCGATTACCGAAATCAGAATTTCTCGGATGAGTGGGAAAAGTACGAGCGGGTATTCCGTGGGAAGTGGTCAGCCAATGATAAACACAGGGAGTCAGAGCGTTCCCGTATTATCTCACCAGCCACACAACAAGCTGTCGAAACCCGTCATGCAGAGATGATGGAGGCTATTTTCGGGCAAGGCGAGTTTTTTGATATTGATGATGATATTAAGGATGCGAACGGCACAAAGATTGACGTTGAGAACCTAAAAAACCAACTTAACGAGGATTTTGCACAAGATAAGATTCGCAAAGCCTTCGATCAAATCGAGCTAATGGCCGAACTTTACGGTACAGGCATAGGTGAAATCACGGTAAGCAAGGAGAAGTTTTACTACCCAGAGGAAAAACAGATTGGTCAAGACCAAGTCGCTTATGGCGTGAACGAAAAAGACCGTGTTTGCGTCAAACTCAATCCTGTAAACCCCAAAAACTTCCTATTTGACCCTAATGGATCGTCCGTTGACGACTGTATGGGTGTCGCAATCGAGCGTTACGTCTCAATTCACAAGATTATGCAGGGCATTTCGTCGGGAAAGTATCGCAAAGTCGATATTGGGACGCTTTATAAATCAAACGAACTTGAGCCTACGCAAGAAGCAAGGAATTATCAGGACGAAAAGGTTCTTTTGCTCACCTACTACGGGCTTGTCCCAAGAGAGTACCTTACTGACACAAATGAAACAGCAGCGGAAGAAAGGGGCGATTTTTCTTCTGAAGTAGAAGATTATGCCGATATGGTCGAGGCAATTATTGTTATTGCCAATGGTGATTTGCTTCTAAAAGCCGAAGAATCGCCATATATGATGAAAGACCGCCCTGTTTTAACTTATCAGGACGATACAGTTCCTAATCGCTTGCTTGGTCGTGGCACGGTAGAGAAAGCGTTTAACATGCAAAGTGCGGTAGATAGCTCTATGCGCCTTCACTTCGACGCTATGGCGCTCACTGCATCACCAATGATAGCAGTGGATGCCACACGCCTTCCCAGAGGCGCCAAATTCGAGGTTAAACCAGGCAAGTCGTTTATGACCAACGGTGCGCCACAGGAAATCATCTACCCGTTCAATTTTGGGGTGAACAACAGCGACGCGATGAACACCAGCAAGGAATTCGAGCGGATGTTGCTAATGGCGACTGGAACTGTTGACTCTAACGGTCAAGTATCTCAAGTGTCACGGGATTCACAAGGGATGGATATGGCCACTGCCACCCTTATCAAGAAGAACAAGCGCGGTATTGTGAACCGTTCAGAGGACTTCATCATCCCGTTTATCAAGAAGGCTGCCTGGAGATACATGCAGTTCGACCCGGAACGGTATCCTTCCATTGATGCTAAATTTGTCATCAAAGCCACTCTAGGCATCATGGCGCGGGAACATGAACAGAAGCAACTTGCTTTCCTGATGCAGACATTGGGCGCTCAATCACCTTTGACTCCTATTCTAATGAACGGTATTCTGTCCAACTCTTCTATTCCTAATCGTGAAGCCATGATTGAAGAGATGAAGAAGATGAGCCAGCCTGACCCGCAGAAGCAACTAATGGATCAGATGCAGATGCAGCAACAATCTGACCTCATGCAAGCGCAGATCGAGAAGGAGAAGTCTGCGGCGATGGTTAATCAAATGACCGCGCTGAAGCTGAATACTGAAACTAAACTGCTTCCCGAAAAGGCCCAGGCCGACATTATGGCTGCTATCTCCAAGAACCTGCCGGATAACGATGCAGCGGCTAAATCCGAGTTTGACCGCAGAGCTAAACTTGCGGAGTTGATGATTAAAGAGAAGGATGTTGATTCTAACGAGCGCATTGCGATGGCACAAATGAGTAAAGGAAGCATCCAATGAGCCCGGAATTCACAGAACACAAAAAGTATTACGAGGATCGTTTTACTATGCTTTGTGAGCAAGGCTGGAAAGACCTCATGGAAGATGTGCAAGCCATGATTGACGCCAGAGAAAGGATTGGCGGCATAAACACAATTGAAGAATTGCATTATGCCAAAGGCGAGCTTTCGGTGATGAATTGGCTGAAAAGCCTTGAGCAAGTAAGCCGTGATGCGTATGACCTCCTCAAAGGAGAAGACAGTGCCCATTTTTGATTTCAGGTGTGATAAGTGTGGAAAAACAATCGAGCATTTGACGCGCTCCGACACATACGCAGTTACTTGCGAGTGTGGCGGATTGGCGAAAAAGCAACTATCCATGCCAAAAATCATGCTGGATGGCACAGACCCTTCACTTCCTGGCGCATACGACAAATGGGGTAGAGACAGGGAGAAACGAGCCATGCAGGAACGGAAGAAAAGCTATTACGAGGGTTAATTTACCCAAAAATGAAGTGAGTAATCACTTTTTGCTTGCAAAATCACAAAAACATGCGTATATACCAAAAGTAAGTAAGTGCTAACTAACAAGCAAAGTGCCTAGTTGGCGTATTCAACCTATAACCCTTTGACGGGCAGGAGCATAAAGAAAAATGGCTGAAATCTTTGAAGAGATTGACGAGCAAGGCGAAATCGAAGCTGTTGAGCATGAGCAACAAATTCAACAGGAACCCGAAGAGCAAGAAGTAAAACAACCAGATATACCAGAGAAGTACAAAGGCAAGGCTCTGGAGGATGTTGTGCGGATGCACCAGGAGGCTGAAAAGCTGATTAGTCGTCAAGCGCAAGAGGTTGGTGAAGTCAGGAAACTGGCCGATGAATTGCTCAAGTCTCAATTGGAGAAGAAAGCCGAAGAAACAGAGCCTCAAGAGGTGGATTTTTTTGAGAACCCGCAAGAGGCGATTCGACAAGCCGTAGCGAATAGTCCTGATGTTATTCAGGCAAAACAGTATTCGATTATGGCGCAGCAGGAGCGAGCAAGGCAGATGTTGGCACAAAAGCATCCTGATTCGATGCAGCTTGTGCAGGATGGCGAGTTTGTAGAATGGGTGAAGTCTAGCCCTATCAGGACTCAATTGTTCAAAATGGCAGATGCTTTTGACGTGAATGCAGCAGACGAATTGTTTAGTACCTATAAGCAACTGAAAGCAGTGAAGCAGGTGCAAGTATCTCAAGCCGAAAATGCAGTTGAAAAAGCAGCGAGAGAAAAAGCCCT